TTGACAAACTCCGCAAGCAGGTTGCCGGGGCTGTTCACGACCAGGCGCTTGACCTCGACGCCGCTCGAGCTGAGATCGGGCGCCGCCTGGCTTGCCTCCGCAACGCCGGAACAGGTGGATGAATTCCTGGAGGGGCTGGACGAAAATGCCCTGCTGGCCCTGCCCTGGATGTTCGAATTCTGGGCGCTGCCGCACCAGTTGCCGCCCGATGGCGCCTGGAAGACCTGGGTGATCCTGGGCGGGCGCGGCGCGGGCAAGACCCGCGCGGGAGCCGAATGGGTGCGGGCCGAAGTCGAGGGGCCGCGGCCCGTGGACCCGGGCAGGGCCAGGCGCGTGGCCCTGGTGGGCGAGACGCTGGACCAGGTGCGGGATGTGATGGTGTTTGGCGACAGCGGGGTCCTTGCCTGTTCGCCACCCGACCGTCGCCCGGTCTGGGAGGCGACGCGGCGGCGGCTGGTCTGGCCGAATGGCGCGGTGGCGCAGGCCTATTCGGCCCATGAGCCCGAAAGCCTGCGGGGCCCGCAGTTCGATGCGGCCTGGGTGGATGAATTGGCCAAGTGGAAGCGCGGGCAGGAGGCCTGGGACATGCTGCAGTTCGCGCTGCGGCTGGGCAGCCATCCGCGGCAGGTGGTGACGACGACCCCGCAGAACGTGGAGGTTCTGAAGACGATCCTGCAGAACCCCTCGAGTGTGGTGACCCATGCGCCGACCGAAGCGAACCGGGCCTATCTTGCAGCGAGCTTCCTCGAGGAGGTCGAGCGGCGCTATGGCGGCACACGCCTTGGCCGGCAGGAACTGGCGGGAGAGCTGATCGAGGATGTCGATGGGGCCTTGTGGACGCTGGCGATGCTGGAGGAAGCGCGGGTGACGACGCTGCCGACCTTCAACCGTGTGGTCGTGGCGGTGGACCCGCCGGCGACAGGCCATGCCGGATCGGACGAATGCGGCATCGTGGTGGTGGGCGCTGTGACCGAAGGGCCGCCGCAGGACTGGCGTGCGGTGGTGCTGGAGGACGCGAGCCTTCGGGCGGCGTCGCCCCAGGCCTGGGCGCAGGCGGCGCTGGATGCATTCTACCGCCATGGGGCCGACCGGCTGGTGGCCGAAGTGAACCAGGGCGGTGACATGGTCGAGGCGCTGGTGCGGGGCATAGATGCGCTGGTGCCCTATCGCGCGGTCCGGGCGACGCATGGCAAGGCCATCCGCGCCGAGCCGGTGGCTGCGCTGTATGAGCAGGGGCGGGTCGGGCATGTGAAGGGTCTGGGCGCGCTGGAGGATCAGATGTGCCGGATGACGGCGCAGGGCTATCGCGGCAAGGGCAGCCCTGACCGCTTGGATGCACTGGTCTGGGCGTTGACCGACACGCTGGTCGATCCGTCGCGCCAATGGGTGCGGCCGCGGATCCGCACGCTGTAGGCGCGGAGCGGGTGGCCAGGGAACAGGCGACGCGGGCGGGCTGGCCAGCGCCGCGGGGACTTTCGGGAGAATGCGATGGTGATGGAATTCCTGCGACGCGGGACGAAGGCGGCTGCGCCGGAGGCCAAGGCCTCGGCCGCGGGAGCGGTGGTGGCCTTTCGCGGCTCGGGCCGAGCGGTGTGGAGTGCACGCGATACGGTATCGCTGACGCGCAACGGCTATCTGGGCAATCCGGTGGCCTTTCGGGCGGTGCGCCTGCTGGCCGAGGCGGCGGCGGCCTTGCCGCTGGTGTTGCAGGATCAGGCGCGGCGCTATGAGGCGCATCCGGTGCTGGAGCTGATCCGGCGGCCGAACCCGATGCAGGGACGGGCGGATCTGTTCGAAGCGGTCTATGGCCATCTGTTGCTGACGGGGAATGCCTATCTGGAGGCGGTGCCGGGGCTGGGACGGCTGCCGGGCGAGGTGCATGTGCTGCGCCCCGACCGCATGGCGCTGGTGCCCGGTCCGGATGGCTGGCCCGCGGCCTATGACTATTCGGTGGGCGGGCGGACGCATCGCTTCGACATGACCGTCGGGGCCGCGCCGATCTGCCATGTGAAGGCCTTTCATCCACAGGACGATCATTATGGCTTTTCGCCGTTGCAGGCGGCGGCGGTGGCGGTGGATGTGCATTCGGCGGCGTCGGCCTGGTCCAAGGCCCTGCTCGACAATGCCGCGCGGCCCTCGGGGGCCATCGTCTACAAGGGGGTGGACGGGCAGGGCGCACTGGCGGCGGACCAGTATGACCGGCTGCTGGCCGAGATGGAATCTCATCACCAGGGCGCGCGCAACGCCGGGCGACCCATGCTGCTGGAGGGGGGGCTGGACTGGAAACCGATGGGGTTCAGCCCGTCCGACATGGAGTTCCAGAAGACCAAGGAGGCCGCGGCGCGCGACATCGCCATCGCCTTTGGCGTGCCGCCCATGCTGCTGGGTATTCCGGGTGATGCGACCTATGCGAATTACCAGGAGGCGAACCGCGCCTTCTACCGGCTGACCGTGCTGCCCCTGGTGGCAAAGGTCACGGCGGCGGTGTCGCACTGGCTGTCGGGCTTTACCGGCGAGGCGGTGGAGTTGCGGCCTGATCTGGATCAGGTGCCCGCGCTTGCCGTGGAGCGCGACCAGCAATGGGCCCGGGTGGGGGCGGCCGAGTTCCTGACGCCGGCAGAGAAGCGCGCCCTGCTGGGCCTGCCGCCGCTGGCCGAATGATGGCGGCAGCGCGGGGGACGGGCGGCGGATCGCGGTTCCTGTTCGACAGTTTCGACGCGGCTGCGGCGCGGATCGAGGCCAATGAGCGCGTGGCAGAGGAACGCTGGGCGGCGCTCGATTACCGGCTGGGCCAGATCGACGCGGCGCTGGAGCGGCTGGAGCGGCGGATCTGGCTGGGGGTTTACGGAGTGGCGGCCTTTCTGTTGGCGCAGGGGGCCGAGGCGCTGCTGTCGGCGGCGATGAGATAGGAGGGCAGATGGGTCTGCGAATGGATTTCGGGGCGCCGGAGCGGAAGTTCCTGGCGCCCGAGGCTGGTTTGCGTGTGACGGGCGCCGCAGGGGGCGGGGCCGGGGTCGAGGGCTATGCCTCGGTCTTTGGCAAGCGCGACCAGGGAGGGGATACGGTGGCGCCGGGGGCTTATGCGGCCTCGCTGCGGGCGCTGAGCCGGGCAGGGCGGCGGGTCAAGATGCTGTGGCAACACGATCCGGGCCAGCCCATCGGGATCTGGGACGAGGTGCGTGAGGACGCGACCGGTCTTTGGGTGCGCGGGAGGCTTCTGCCCGAGGTGGCGCGGGGGCGCGAAGCGGCGGCGCTTCTGGAGGCGGGGGCGATCGACGGGCTGTCGATCGGCTATCGCACGGTGAAGGCCAGCGCGGATGGCCAGGGCGGGCGTGTGCTGACCGAACTTGAACTGTGGGAAGTGTCGCTGGTGACCTTTCCGATGCTGGCCGAGGCACGGGTCGCGGCCAAGAGCGAGGGCGGAGAGGCCGAGGGCGGCGCCTGGCGGCGCTTTGCGGACCTGATCGAAGAGGCGCGGCGCGATCTGGCGGCGCGGCGGGAGGCACGATGACCGAGCAAGGAAGGAACAGATGAAGGACCGAGCGCGGCAGGCCGTGGGCGAGACCCGGGGCGCAGAGCAGCCGGCCGAGGGCGCGATGCGCGCGCTGGCCGGATTTCTGACGGAGTTCAAGGATTTCCAGGGCGAGATCCGGACGGTGTTGCAACAACAGGACGAGAGACTGACCATGCTGAATGTCAAGACCATGGCCTATGGCCGCCCGGCACTGTCGATGGCCGCCGAGGTGGAGGTGCCGCACCGCAAGGCCTTTGCCGCCTATCTGCGCAGCGGCGATGATGATGCGATGCGCGGCCTGACGCTGGAAGGCAAGGCCATGTCCACGGCAGTGGCGGCGGATGGCGGCTATCTGGTCGACCCGCAGACGGCGGAGACGATCCGCTCGATGCTGGTCTCGACCGCCTCGATCCGGGCGATTGCCAATGTGGTGAATGTGGATTCGACGTCTTTCGATGTGCTGGTGGACCGGTCGGAAGTGGGGTCTGGCTGGGCCACGGAAACCGCCGCCCAGACCGAGACGGCGACGCCGATCATCGAGCGCATCTCGATCAAGCTGCACGAGCTGTCGGCCATGCCGAAGGCCAGCCAGCGCCTGCTGGACGACAGTGCCTTCGACGTCGAGGGCTGGCTGGCCGGCAAGATCGCCACGCGGTTCATCCGCGCGGAATCGGCGGCCTTCGTAAACGGCGACGGGGTGGACAAGCCGAAGGGCTTCCTCACCCCCACGAAGGTTGCCAACGCGAGCTGGACCTGGGGGAGCCTTGGCTACGTGCCTTCGGGTGCGGCATCGGACTTTCCCACCACGAATGCGGCCGATTGCATCGTGAACCTCGTCTATGCTCTGGCGGCGGACTACCGGGCCAATGCAAGTTTCGTCATGAACTCGAAGACCGCTGGCGCGGTGCGCAAGATGAAGGATGCCGATGGCCGCTTCATGTGGTCGGACGGGTTGGCCGCGGCAGAGCCGGCGCGGCTGATGGGCTATCCGGTCCTGATCTGCGAGGACATGCCAGACATCGCCGCCAACGCGTATGCCATCGCCTTTGGCGACTTCGCGGCCGGCTACACCATTGCCGAGCGGCCGGACCTGCGGGTGCTGCGTGACCCCTTCAGCGCCAAGCCGCACGTGCTGTTCTACGCCACCAAGCGCGTGGGTGGCGACGTGACCGACTATGCGGCAATCAAGTTGCTGAAGTTTGCGACGTCGTAAGCCCGTGTGACAGGTTCCCGGCCCCGTCGCGGGTCGGGGAACGTGGGCGCGTGTCCCGGGGGCCAGAGCCCCGGCGTCGTCTAGCTGCTCCCCCTCCGTCCGAGCGACGCGGGGTGCGCGCCCATGCCTTGGGATCGGGGAAAGACGGGAGAGCGTGATGGTGTTGATCGAGGAGACCTCGGTTGCGCAGGAGGCCTTGCCGCTGCAAGCGTTCAAGGAACACCTGAGGTTGGGCACGGGCCTGTTCGACGACGGGCTGCAGGATGCCTTGCTGATCGGCTATCTGCGGGCAGCTATGGCCGCGATCGAGGCGCGGATCGGCAAGGTTCTGCTGGGCCGGAGGTTTCGCTGGGAGATCGGGGACTGGCGCGACGGAGCGGCGCAGGCATTGCCCGTGGCGCCGGTGGGGCAAGTTGTGTCGGTGGTGCTGGTGGATGCGGCGGGCGGCCGGCTGACGGTCGATGCGGCGGGCTATCGCCTGGTGGCCGACATGCACCGACCAAAGCTGGCCGCACGCGGAACGGCCCTGCCGACCGTGCCCACCGGGGGGCAGGTCGAGATCGTCTTCGAGGCGGGCTTTGGCACCGTTTGGGAGGCTGTGCCGGCGGATCTGCGGCAGGCGGTGCTGCTTCTGGCGGCAGAGTTCCATGAAAAGCGCCACGAGATGGGCCTGCGCGAGGCGGCGCTGCCCTTTGGGGTGATGGCGCTGGTCGAGCGTTGGCGGACGGTGCGCGTCCTGGGCGGGGGTGGTGCATGAGCGGGGTCAGGCTTGGCCGTGCGCTGGTGCTGGAAACGCGCCAGAGCGAGGCAGATGGGGCCGGCGGGCTGATCGAGCGCTGGGTGGCGCTGGGCACGCTTTGGGCCGATGTCGCGGCAGGCAGCGGGCGGGATGTGCCGGGCGAGGAGGTGACCGTATCGTCGGTTCCCTACCGGATTACCGTGCGCGCGGCGGCGCCGGGTTCGCCGGCGCGGCCCCTGCCGGAACAGCGGTTCCGCGAAGGGACGAGGGTGTTCCGGATCGTCGCAGTCGCCGAGCGGGACCGGGGTGGGCAATACCTGACCTGCTTTGCACGCGAAGAGGTGCCGGCATGAGCTATGGCGTGGCGGCGGCGTTGCAGGAGGCCTTGTTCGACCGGCTGGCGGCGCTGCCGGAACTGGCTGGTGTGCCGGTGGTCGATGCGCTGCCCAAGGGACAGGCGGCGGGAACCTTCGTGTTGCTTGGGGCGGAAGATGTACGGGATCTGTCGGATGCGACGGGCGGAGGGGCGGAGCATCGACTGGTGATCAGCGTGATCAGCACGGCGGCGGGATTTCTGAAGGCGAAGGCTCTCGCTGTGGCCATTTCGGATGCGCTGGGCGGCGCGCCGATGGTGCTCGCGCGGGGGCGTCTGGTGGGCATCGACTTCCTGCGGGCAGCGGCGCGGCGGCGGGACGAGGGAAAGGTGCGGCGGATCGACCTGACCTTCCGCGCCCGGGTCGAGGACTAGGCGCGTTGCGGGCGCGGAATATGAGAAGCGGAGAGAGACATGGGTGCGCAGAACGGCAAGGACCTACTTATCAAGCTGGACCTGACCGGAGACGGCCAGTTCGAGACGATCGCGGGGCTGCGGGCCACACGGATCAGTTTCAACGCCGAAACCGTGGATGTGACGAGCCTTGAGAGCCAGGGCGGATGGCGGGAGTTGCTTGGAGGGGCGGGGGTAAAGGCAGCCTCGATCTCTGGCTCGGGCGTGTTTCGGGATGAGGCGACCGACGAGCGGGCGCGGCAGATTTTCTTTGACGGAGAAGTGCCGGATTTTCAGGTGATCGTGCCGAGTTTCGGGGTGATCGAGGGACCTTTCATGATCACCTCGATCGAATATGCGGGCAGCCATAATGGCGAGGCGACCTACGAGCTGACGCTCGCCTCGGCCGGGGTGCTGGGCTTTACGGCGCTGTGATGGCGAACCCCTGGGCGGGCGAGGTGGCGATCACCGTGGATGGCGAGCGGCATGTCTGCAAGTTGACACTGGGGGCGCTGGCCGAGTTGGAGACGATGCTGGACGCCGGCGGGCTGATCTCGCTGGTGGAGCGGTTCGAGCAAGGACGCTTCACCACGCGCGATGTACTGGGGCTGGTGGTGGCCGGGCTGCGGGGTGGCGGCTGGCGGGGCAGCGCGGAGGATCTGCGCACCGCCGAAATAGCCGGTGGACCGATGGCCGCGGCGCGGGCGGCGGCGGAGCTCTTGGCACGCGCCTTTGCGCTGCCGGGCGAGGGATGAGCCGGATCGACTGGGCGGGGCTGATGCGGGCCGGGTTGACCGGCCTTCGCCTGCCGCCCGACGTGTTCTGGCGGCTGACCCCGTTGGAACTTCGGCTGATGCTGGGGGCGGAGGCAGCTGTGCCGCCCCTGACACGCGCGCGGCTGGATGAATTGGCGCGCGCCTTTCCGGATGAGAGGGGAGACGCTGGACATGGAAGACATCGAAATCCTGCAGGAACAGATCGCAGCGCTGGAGGCGACGCTGGCGGGGAGTGCGGGCGTGGCGGCGGCCTTTGAGGGAGAGCTTTCGCGGATGCGCGAAAGCCTGAGCCTGACCGGGCGCGAGGTGAACTCGTTGTCGGGCGGGATCGGCAGCGGGCTGCGCCGGGCCTTCGACGGGCTGGCCTTTGACGGGCTTAAGCTGTCGGACGCCTTGCAGAACGTAGGCAGTTCGATCCTCGACACGATCTATCGGGTGGCGACGCGGCCTGTGCAAAACGCGCTGGGCGATCTGGTCGCAAGCGGTGTGCAGGGCATCATGGGGGCCTTTGCACCTTTCGCGGCGGGTGGCGCTTTTGCGCAGGGCCGGGTCATGCCCTTTGCCAAGGGAGGCGTCGTGAGCAGCGCCACCGCCTTTCCGATGCGGGGGGGCACCGGGCTGATGGGCGAAGCGGGGCCGGAGGCGATTATGCCGCTGATACGGGGGGCGGACGGCCGGCTCGGCGTGCAGGCGCAGGGCGGCGGGCGTGCGGTGAATGTGGTGATGAATGTCACCACGCCCGATGTGCAGGGGTTCCAGCGCAGCCAGGGGCAGATCGCGGCACAGGTGGGCCGGGCGCTGTCCCGCGGGCAACGCAACAGATAAGGGCAAAGCATGGCGTTTCATGAGGTGCGGTTTCCGACCACGATGAGCTTTGGCTCGATCGGCGGGCCAGAGCGGCTGACCGAGATCGTCACGCTGGTCAACGGGCATGAGGAACGCAACAGTCCCTGGGCCCATTCGCGCCGGCGCTATGACGCAGGGGTGGGATTGCGCAGTCTGGATGATGTGGACGTGCTGATTGCATTTTTCGAGGCGCGTCAGGGGCAGTTGCATGCCTTTCGCTGGAAGGACTGGGCCGACTACAAGTCGGGCGCGGCCAGCCGCGCGGTGACGGCCGAGGATCAGTTCCTGGGCCTGGGCGACGGGGCGACGCGAGAGTTCCGGCTGACGAAGCTCTATTCCTCAGGCGGGCAATCCTATGTGCGGCCTATCACAAAGCCGGTGGCGGGAACGGTGGTGGTGCAGGTGGCGGGCGAGCCTGTGACCGAGTCGATTGACTGGACGGTGGAGTCCACGACCGGTGTCATCACCTTTGCCAACGCGCCGGATGTGGGCGTGCAGGTCAGTGCCGGGTTCGAGTTCGACGTGCCGGTCCGGTTCGACACCGATCGTATCCAGACTTCGGTTGCGAGCTTTCACGCGGGGGAGGTTCCTTCGGTGCCGGTCGTGGAGGTGAGGCTGTGAGTGGGGTGACGCGGCTTGAAGCCCATCTGGCGCAGGGCGCGACGACGGTTTGCCGCGCCTGGGCCGTGACACGACGGGATGGTGTGGTGCTGGGGTTCACCGACCATGACCGGGACCTGAGTTTTGACGGCATCTCCTTTCGGGCGGACAGCGGCCTGACCGCCCGGGCATTGCAGCAGACGTCGGGCCTGGCCGTGGACAACAGCGAAGCGCTGGGCGTCTTGAGTGCTGCGGCGGTGACGGAAGAGGACCTCATCGCCGGGCGCTTTGACGGTGCCGATGTGCGGGCCTGGCTCGTCAACTGGGCAGACGTCGCGGTGCGACAACTGTTGTTTCGAGGGACCCTGGGCGAGGTTGTCCGGTCAGGCGGGGCGTTTCGGGCCGAGTTGCGCGGATTGAGCGAGGGGCTGAACCAACCGCAGGGCCGGGCCTATCAGAAGACATGCAGCGCCATTCTTGGTGATCGGGCCTGCCGTTTCGATCTGGCGACGCCGGGCTACTCCTGGGAAGGGGCCATCGGGGCCATAGCCGACGGCCGCATGTTCCGACTGCCCGGCGCCGAGATGCAAGCTGCGGGTTTTTTCGACCGTGGACGGCTGCGCGTGCTGTCGGGGGCAGCGGCGGGGTTGGTTGGTCTGATCAAACGGGACACCCTGGGCACGGGCGAGCGGACGGTCGAATTGTGGGACCGGCTGGGCGTGATGCCGTTGACGGGGGATCTGGTGCGGATCGAGGCCGGCTGCGACAGGCTGGCTTCAACATGCAAGGAAAAATTCCGTAACTTTATTAACTTCCAAGGGTTTCCTCATGTTCCAGGTGAGGATTGGCTGATCTCGTACCCGACAGGCGGCAGCACGAATGACGGTGGGAGCCTGTCGTCATGACGTTGTGGCAGGTTCGCATTGTGGATGAGGCGCGGCGCTGGATCGGGACACCCTACTGCCACCAGGCTTCCTGCCTTGGGGCGGGCACGGATTGCCTGGGCCTGCTGCGCGGGGTGTGGCGTGCTTTGCTGGGCCCCGAGCCAGAGCCGATGCCGGCCTATACGATGGACTGGTCGGAACCGAGCGGCGAGGAAGTGCTGCGGGCAGCCGCCGAGCGTTGGCTTTTGCCTGCAGTGGCAGGAGAAGTCGCGCGCGGTGACGTGCTGTTGTTCCGGATGATGGAAGGCCGCGTGGCCAAGCATCTGGGCATACAAGCGGAAACCGGCGATCGCCCCAGCTTCATCCATGCCTATCATGGCCATTCGGTGGTCGAGAGCCCGCTGTCACAGCCCTGGGCGCGGCGCATCGTGGCGCGCTTCACGTTTCCCGAAAGGCAAAGCTAG